CAGACTTCGGCACGGCGTACAGTCTCGGCGATACCGTGTGCTGCATCCTCCCGGAGGACGGGCTGAAGCTGTTTGTGCGGGTGATCGCTTTTGAGGAGACGATCGAGGACAACCACACAGCACTGTCCCTCACGATCGGCACACCGGTCATACAAACGATTGGAGGTAACAAATGAGTGAATTTGCCTACCCGCTCGGCGGGAAACAGGATTATACGTCGGCGCAGGCCGGAGCCTTCCACGGGACGCGGACGTCTGGCGTGTGGTCCGGCGAAGATAACCTGAAAGTGACGATCACCGGCGCACGGCAGCTGACGCTGTCCAAGGGTATTGCCTGGTTCACGACGGAAGAGTATTGGGGCAAAGTCTACGTCAATACGGCGGATATCAACTTTACTCTGCCGGTCGCGGATGCGGTTCTGGATCGTATCTGCCGCCTGGTCATCCGCTGGGACAAGACGGCCAACACGGCAACGGCGCAGCTGCTGATGGGCGATCTGGGCAGCTCGCCGACAGCGCCGGCACGATCCAAAACGGACGAACTGTACGATCTCGTCCTTTGCGACTATCTCGTAGCACACGGCGATCTGGCGGCCACGGCGGCGAATCTGACGGACCAGCGCCTGAACGAGGATCTCTGCGGTCTGATGAGGGACGGTGTTACCAGGATCCCGACTGCGGCGCTGGAAGCGCAGGTATCTGCGCTGCTGGATCAGCTCCGCACGGCCATTGAGCAGGCAGCAAGCGGGCAGATCGCGGACGGCACGATTACAACGCCCAAATATGCCAACAAGTCCGTCACTGCCGAAAAGCTTGCTGACAACATTCCTTATACGAAGTTCGGCCTTTCCGCCGATCAGGTGCGGCACATCTACACCGGGACGAGCGAAACGCCGCCCGCCGAGTGGCAGCCGGGCGACATATACCTACAGTATTCTGTGTGAGGTGATCTGAATGGGAACGTTCAGCACTACAGCGCCAACAAACGTCGTCGGTTGGAGCGAGGAAGTATCCGGCGAAATTGTTAGCATGTACAACAAAGGAAAGTACGGCTATGCCTACTATTCCAAATGCGCTGTTACGCGGCTTTCCGATAACTCTATCTGTGTACGGATAGAGATGTATTCCAATGGGATTATGGGATGGGGAGCGGAAAATAAAGCGGCGTACATCCCATGGGGTAACAATGGTACGGAGAACGAGTTCGGCCCGAACGAAGCGTACAATTACGGCAGCGGCTTTTATCTTGCCGCTACTTATTACTACACGCTTCCTGCATCATATAAGGGGGCGACGGTGACTGCCGGAATGACCAGCGGGCACAGACCGACTACGGCAAACAGCCCGGTCACTCTTGCCGTACCGGAGCCGGTCGGCGATGTGCTGTACTTGAACGTGAACGGCGCGGCAAAACAAGTGACGCGCGTTCTGCTGAATGTCGACGGAACGGCAAAAGAAGCCCTTGTCAAGGCCAATCCATAAGGAGGAACATGGAAATGACAGAAAACGAACTGCGACAGAAAGTCGTGTCCACCGCTCTCGCGTGGCTGGGGACGCAAGCCAACACAACCAAGCATCTCGAAATGCTTGCAATTTACAACGCGCAGCGCCCGCTGCCCCGCGGCTGGAAAATGAAAGTCACCGATTTTTGGTGCGCGGCGTTCGTGTCCACGGTCTCCCTCCAGTGCGGCCTGCGCGACATCATGCCTACCGAGTGCGGCTGCCCGGGTATGGTGCGGCTCTATCAGGAGATTGGCCGCTGGGTGGAGGATGACGCCTATATCCCGTCCCCGGCCGACGTGATTTTTTACGACTGGCAGGACAGCGCAACAAACTACGCCACTACCGACAACATCGGCCACCCCGACCATGTGGGCATCGTGCTCGACTGCGACGGTCAGAACATGACCATCATCGAGGGCAACAACGCCAACGCCGTGAACAAGCGTGTTCTTGCCGTGAATGACCGCTTCATCCGTGGATTCGGCGCTCCCGACTATGCAAGCAAAGCCGACGGCGCAGAGCCGCAGCCCGAACCGGCACCGACGCCGCAGCCGGAACCGGAGAAGCCCGCCGTGGAGACGACGGTTGACCCGTTCATCACCAAAACGGCTCGAGAGGTCATCGCCGGGAAGTGGGGCAACGGGCAGGCACGCAAGGACGCGCTCGCCGCATGGTTCACGAAGGCCGTGCAGGATGAAGTAAATCGTATCTTGGGGGGCTCGGCATGACAGAAATGGAAATGGTGCGCACCCTCGCGGAGCTCATTGCGCTCGGAACCGCTATTGTGGTGCCGATGCTGAAACTCAACTCGAACATCGTCAAACTCACGGACGCGGTGAACGGGCTGAAAGAGGCGAACGGCAAACTGGAGAAATCCAACATGGAAGAGCACAAGCAGCTTCACGAGCGCATCAACCACCGCAAAAAAGAAAATGAGGAGCTGGACGACCGCGTGGCTGACCACGAGCGCCGTATCGGTATCCTCGAACATAAATAATTTCAGGAGGACAAGCACATGAACGAGATTCTGGCAACCTACAGTCTGGAGATCATCAAGGCCGTCGTACTGGCGATCTTCGCCATCATCGGCGTGTATGCCGCGAAGCTTCAGACAAAGTACATCGACACGGACACCAAGCGCAAGATCGCGGCAACCACGGTCGCGTACATCGAGCAGGTGTACAAGGATCTTCACGGCGACGAGAAGCTTGCGCGCGCCCTTGTTGTCGCGGCATCGATGCTGTCGCAGAAGGGCATCAAAACAACGGAGGAGGAACTGAAAGTACTGCTGGAGGCTGCGGTCAAGGAAATGAATGATAAATTTAAGAAAGAAACCGCGGCAGCCCAGAGCGCGCTTGAAGAGACTCACAATACAGGATTTACCGTCAAACCGGCCTCTGAATGACAGAAAAACGAGGGGGCGAAAATACCCCCGACACACCCTCGTTTTGACATGATTTTTGACACGTTTTTCGTACCCGCGGCTACCACGACCGACCGTGCACGAACGCATAGAGAAAATACGGAAAACCGTTGATAAACAAAGAAAACTCCGGAAGCTCAAGGCTTCCGGAGTTTCTTCATTTTGGCGGAGAAGGAGGGATTCGAACCCTCGATACCCTTATGGGGTATACACGATTTCCAATCGTGCGCGCTCGACCGGGCTACGCGACTTCTCCATAGCGGTCAAACTGAAAACTATTCAATTCAGCTTGTCTACTATAGCAAATGCGCGCGGCAAAGTCAAGAGCGACTTTGCCGCGCGCGAAGATTTTTTCGGATTATTTTCAGTTATCCTCGCGGTCGCCCTTCTGACGGATGGTGATACGGATGGGCGTGCCCTCCAGTCCGAACGTCGAGCGGATCTGGTTTTCGATATACCGCTGATAGGAGAAGTGGAAAAGCTCCCGGCTGTTGCAGAAGATGACGAAGTGCGGCGGTCTCGTGCCGGTCTGGGTCATATAATAGATCTTCAGACGGCGGCCCTTGTCGGACGGCGGCTGTACGCGCGCCTGCGCGTCGGCGAGCACGTCGTTGAGAAGGCCGGTCGTGATGCGCATGGAGCTCTGGTCATTCACAAAGTTCACAAGCTCAAAAATGCGCTCGGTGCGCTGGCCGGTGAGCGCGGAGATGAAGAGGACGGGGGCATACGTCATAAACGAGAGATCGCGGTAAATGTCCTTGCGCATCTTGTCCATCGTGTGGGTGTCCTTTTCGACGAGATCCCATTTGTTCACGATGATGATGCTCGCTTTGCCTGCTTCGTGGGCGAGACCGGCGATCTTGGTGTCCTGCTCCGTGACGCCTTCGCGCGCGTCGATCATGATGAGACACACGTCCGCGCGCTCAATGGCGAGCTGCGCACGCATGACGGAAAACCTCTCGATGCGGTCGTCCACCTTGGACTTGCGGCGGATGCCGGCGGTGTCGATGAAGATATACTTGCCGTATTTGTTCTCCAGGCGTGTGTCCACGGCGTCGCGCGTCGTGCCGGCCATATCCGCGACAATGACGCGGTTTTCACCGAGCACGAGATTGACGAGTGAGGACTTGCCGACGTTCGGCTTGCCGATGACGGCAACGCGGATGAGATCGTCCTCTTCCTCGCCCTCTTCCTCGGGCGGAAAGTTTTCGATGCACGCGTCGAGCATTTCGTCCGTGCCGTGGCCGTGGATGGCTGAGAGCGCGATCGGGTCGCCGAGACCGAGCGAGTAAAATTCATAAATGCCCGGGTCGACCTGACCGACGGAGTCCATCTTGTTCACGCACAGCACGACCGGCTTGTGCGAGCGCTTGAGCATCGCGGCGACCTCCTGATCGGCGGCGGTGACGCCGGTGCCGATCTCGGTCACGAACACGATCACGTCCGCGGAGTTGATGGCGATCTCCGCCTGCTCGCGCATGAAGAGCAGGATCTCGCTGTCCGCCGTCGGCTCGATGCCGCCGGTATCGACGATATCAAAGGTACGCCCCGCCCATTCGCACTCGGCGTACAGACGGTCGCGCGTCACGCCGGGAGTATCCTCCACGATGGAGAGACGCTTCCCGCACAGGCGGTTGAAAAGCAGGGATTTGCCCACGTTGGGGCGGCCGACGATCGCAACAAGGGGTCGTTTAGCCATAATAGGAAAATCCTCCTTTCGGGGGTGTTAAAGTTCTTCAAAGCGCATCGCGGCGAGCAGCTCCGCGCCGTCCACCTCGAGCGGGATGACCGGCACGCCGAGCTCGCGCGATACGTCCTCGGGCGTAAGATCGTCAAGAAATACGCCCTCGCCGTGGCGCAGCATGGTTTTGGGAATGTATACCCGCTCGCCGATGTCCTTATTCCGGAGATGGCGGATGATGTCCTGCCCGGTGAGCAGCCCGGCGACCTCGATCGTGTGGCCGAAGAAGTCGTTCGGAATGCCGTAGACCGTGCCGTTCGCTCCGGCCTTTTCCAGAAGCGCGCGCAGATACGGCTCGGCGGCCTTGCCGGTCGCAATGGAGAAGCGCGGCGTTTCCTTCCGGTCGGCCTCGTCCTCCAGCGAGAGGGCAAGGTCAAATTCCGTTTCG